CCGGCGCCTGTTCCGCGAGATCGGCGAGCGGTTCAACGACAACAGGAAGAAGTCCAAGACGGCTGCCTATTCCGGCTACCGCCATGACCTGATGGCGAACCTCGACACGCTGGTCATGGGCGGCGCGCTCGACCTGAAGGATGCGACCACGATCATCACCAACCTGGAGCAGTACACCAAGGAGACCGAGGCGGAGAGCACGGAGACGCCGGCGACCATCCTGGGCCGGTGGCTCAGGATGGACGCTTCTGAGATTGCCGGGTTGGAGGTTCCGGTGGAGGAAGAGGTCGGTTCGATAGGTGCAAACGAAGCAGACGAAGAGGAAGTTCTGGCTGAGTTTGGTTCAGAGGAAGAGCCCGCTTAACATTGGTGTTATGGCGAAAGCCCCCTTTTTCTCCTTTTTTCCGCTATCCTTCTGCCTAGCATCGTCTCGGAGGCACCCGCCCCATGTCCAATACCGCACGCGCCAAATACCAGACCACCGCTCCGGCTGAGTTTTCTTCCTCTCTTCCAGTCAATCCACGGAAAGATTACACCGATCCTGATGCGCGCCCGCCGGGCCGCTCCGGCGGTGGCCCTCCGGTCTCCACACCGCACCGTGTCTCTTCCTCGCGGCGCAAGACCACGAAGAAAGCGAGCCGCCGTCGTGGATGATTACGCCTCGCCCTCTGACCCTTCGGACTCCACTCCACCTGAAGTCACTATATCCCCGGCTGACAACGGTCATGTCGTCCGCTGGCATCAACGCTCGGGCAAGAAGGGTGAGTCGGGTCGCACGGTTACTCGCGTTGCCTCCAGCAAGGAAGAGGCGTTGGGCCACGCTGACGAAGCCCTCGGCGGTGGCGGCTCGGCTAAGTCTTCCAAGAAACGGACCATTTCTAAACGAGATGGGCAAACTGGCGTAACTTCAGACGCCGAGGGGGAGTCAGGCTCAGCCTCCTCCCCCGCTTCCCACATCAGCCGCCGGCCGTCGCGCTCATCCGCGCGTCGCCGTCGTCCCAGAATCGGAGGTCGTCGATGAAGAAGGAAAGTTGCACGCCAGAAAAAGACGAGACACCGGAACTTGAAAGTCGCTCTCACCCCGTCTCATTCCTACGTAAAGCCACTCGCCTGGCTGAGAAAAAGTCCGGCAAGCGCGCGGCCAGGAAGCGGGGATAACCGCCATGGCGCAGGAGGATGCGAGTGGATTGACGCAGGGTGCGCGGCGTCTTTCTGACACCGTAAGGGGTTGGATCAACTCTATCCCCACGCCTCAGCGCCGGCCAGATACTTCTTGGCATGACGACATGGTACGGAAGGCGAATGCGGGATTTCAGGCGAAAGCGGTGGCAGAGGCCGCGGCTAAGCAGCCGGTTAAGCGGACGCCGAAGCGTTCTGTGCCACGTCCGGCAGGAAAGCGGAGATAAGCCAATGCCTTGGACTCCAGGTGGATCCACTCGCTTTACGAAGAAGGCCACATCGTCCAAGAAGAAACGTCAGTGGCGGGATGTGGCAAACTCCATCCTCAAACGGACTGGTTCAGATTCGCGTGCGATCCGGGGGGCCAATTCCGTGGTGAAGAAATCTCAGTCCAAGCGCAATCGAAAACGGGCGTGATTTTGTGCTATTCTGTTGGAAGGAAAGCTGATGACCAAGCTCAGTTCCAAGACACGTAATCGGTTGCCGGCGAAAGATTTCGCTGGACCAGATCGGTCTTTTCCCATCGAGGATGCTTCTCACGCCAGAGCAGCCTTGAGCCGCGCGGCGCACAAGGGCGGAGCGGTAGAATCTAAGGTCCGTGCCGCTGTTCATCGTAAGTTTCCAACCATCGGTGAAGGTGGCAAGAAAACCAAACGCGGCGTCCGTCGTCGTACTCGTTCGCGGGCATAGGAAGAGGATTAGATGGGCAACCTTGTGTTGATGGGCACCGCGCGCAAGTCCCAAAAGCAGGAGTCAATTGACCCAAGAAGCCGGCATATTTCTGAATGGTGCGAAAGTTCAGACTCCTTCCGCAACAAGTGCCTTGGCGAAACGTTCGCGGAAAACGCTGAAAAGCTCTACAACCTCCAAGACGCGATGACCCCAGGCCCGGTCTATAGGCCTTCCCTTTCGATTCCGATGTTGCAACGGATTATGCTGGAGGAAGCGAACCAGGTCAGCAACCTCTCTCCGCGGATGTACATTTTCCCCTCCGCTGGCGCCGGCGATCCTTCGTACTCCGGGGCTCAGCAGGCTGACTCTTCGCTTCCATCTTCATCCGCGCGCGACCTTGCCCGCGAAGTTTCCCTCCAGGCTCAGTGGCAAATATCGAAGATGAACCTGCACTTGCTCATGGCGGGGCTCACCGCGCGCTATTGCGGCGCCGGGTGGATTGTTGCTGGATTTGACCCGGATCTCTCTCGTGCCCGTGGCGGCATGTGGGCGCGCAGTATCGACCCGCGCCTCGTCTTCTTTGACCCAGGGGCCGACTACACTTGGAACCCAGCCTACGCGGGCTGGGGCACGTGGATGAATCTTGAAGATGTCCGGTTGAAGTGGCCGGAAACTTCCCGGGCGATTTCCCCGCGGCATACCTCTGGCGGCTTTCAGCCATTCTCCGGAGATTCCGGCTACGGGATTACGCAGCCCCAGGGACCAATGTCCTCGATGCCTGGTATGCCCGGTCAGAATGCGCGCACCCAAAGTAGCGAATGGCGTGTGCTCGTTCGGCATTGTTTCTGTCGTGATTACACTCGCGAAACCGTCGAGAAAGATGACGTTCCAGCGACTTCGCTGATCGACCCGGAAGTCCGTTTGAAATACCCCAACGGACGTTGGCTCGTAGAATGTGAAGGTGTGATTCTGCAAGACGGCGACAACCCATACCCGCCCCGTCGCGACATCGCCGCGCCCCGATTCCCCATCTTCCCCAATTACGTTTTGCCGCCTCTGTTTGGCCCGTGGGGCATTCCTGTTACCCGCATGACCGAGAACATGCAGCGCTTAGCTCAACGGTTCTACTCACAAATCTTCGAGAATGGCTTGCGCATGAACAACGCGCTTTGGGTGATCGAGGAAAACACGGGAATCGATATTGATGGGTTTGGCGGGCTGCCGGGCGAGGTTGTGACGATCAAGCCTGGGTCGAAGCCTCCCACGCCGATCACCCCGAACGCTATTGGCAGCGGCGCGCTCCAGGGCGCCGAGAAACTTCTCTCCCTTCAAAACGATGTGCTCGGGTTCTCCGCTTCGCGCCAGGGTGACCCTGGAGCCGGGAATGTTTCGACTGATCTATTTGATTCGGCTGTTCTGCAATCTTCCGGTTTGCTTCAGCTTGCCGGCCGGTTCCTGAGCGAGACGGCGCAGATGGCTGGCGAGTTCTTCTTCGATACGATGTGCAAATATCAGGCCAAGACCACTCTGCCGTATCGTGGTCCCGAGGGGATTACCCTCGCGTCGTGGAATGGGATGGTCGATCCCTCGACTTATGACGTTGCGCTGGACGACGCAAGCGTTCGGCCGCTGTCCGAAGCGATTGTGCGCAAGATTACGCCTGACCTGATGAAGAGTGGCGTGGTCGGGCCAGAACGCGGGCTTCGGACGCTGGGCTATCCTGATCCTGAAGGAATTGCCAAGGAACAGGAGACCTCGCAGGCGTTGGCCGCGCTGGCGAAGGTTAAGAGTGGCCGCAAATGATAAAGGCGGGTGAGAAAACGGCAACAGCGGTCACAGCCACAACAATCCCGGATCACGCTTCTTCTGCGCGAGGCGTTCCCGCCTGCTCGTGGCCGGGGCAATGGCTGACCGTTACTGAATTCAGCAGAGTGATGGGGCGCAGGCCGCAGACCGTTCACTGGTGGATACGAACTGGGGTTCTTGCTGAATTTGGAATTCCTATTTGTCAGTTTCGCCATGGCGGTTTGCACTCGGGACGGGTTTTTATACACAATATCTACTAATTTTTGCTCTCGCACAGCATTGGTGTTATGGCGAGGGGGTTCCCATCCTCTCATTTCCGTTCTATCCTTCTCCTAATCGCACTCTGCTCTCGTCTGGGCTTCGGCCTCGGCTTGGCTCGTGCAAAGGAGAAACACATCATGGCCCACAAGCGCAAGGAAACCAAGAAAGAGCGGCGCGCCGCCGCAAAGCGCAAGTAGTTAGTCCGGGGGGATTCGTCCTCCCGAGCTTTACTCTTGCCCCATCCTAGCCGCGCACCAACTTCCGAAAGGAGACCATCCTGATGGCCGGAACCCCCTCGAAATCTGATTCTCGTGTCGTCAAGGACTTTGGCCAACCCCGGAAGTTTCTGCGCGACATGCGTGCCCGGATCGCTGACCGTGCGAAGAAATCTCGCTCGGCTCATCGGTCCTGACTCATCCCGGAGACGGTGCCGCTGGCCTTCGCGCCTCGTCTTCTTAACTGCTCGGCGGCTGTCTCGGGTTAATTCCCGCACAGCCTAGCCCAGCGACCCGGAGCGAAGGAGGTACGCGGATGGCTTCTCGTGGAGGCAGACGATCCACCAGGCGTCGGCGCACCGCCGCTCGCAAGTAGAGAGATCTGGTTCGCCGGTTCTCTCGTTCGGCGGCGGGTGGGAGTTGGTGGGGGACTAACCCCATCCTCTCCGCCGAAAGCGTTCGATGCGCAAGACAGGAAACGGCAGGGGAGGTGGCGGTAACCCTCTTCCCCTGCTGGTTCCCAAGGAGACCAATCATGAAGCTAGCCAAGGTAGGCACTCGGCATACGGTAGCCAGAATGACCAAAAAGATTGACCGGCGTGTCGGTAAGAGCACTGTGGGCCGGAAGTAGTCGGTCTGCCGAGAAGTTCAACCAAGTACTACGAACCCAGCATTGAGGAGCAGCACCATGGCAAAGATCAAGGAAGGTTTCGGGGTCAATTTCAACACCGAGATTTTGAAGTCCCCGCTTACGGTTGGGCGAACTGGCAACGAGCCCGGCCCCGACGTGAACAATTCTCCTGTCGTCAACATCAAAGATCCGCTTGGCCTGATCCCCGAAGGTGGCGACAAGCCGTTCTGGTCGGACAAGAAGTAGTCAGCATCCACCGAGGATTTCAAATCCAATGGGAACCGCAAATCCAGCTTTGGCACAGATGATGGCCCGGCAACTGATAGGCAAATTAGCCGGCGGCGCAGGCGGCCCCGGTGGTCCTGGTGCCGGTGGCCCTCCTGCCGGTCCCGGCGGCCCAATGCCTCCTCCGCCCGGAATGATGGGTATGGGTGGCCCTCCCGTGCCTGGTGGCCCTGGTGCTGGCGGCCCCGGTGGACCTCCGCCTCCCGGTCCCAATGCTCCTCCCACAACCCCCGCCGGCCTTCAGCTCTCTCAGCAATTGGCCGAGCTTCAAGGCGCCGATCCCGATGCGATGGTCAAGTCTTTGACCTCGATCAAGTCTATGGTCGTTTCCCTCTACACACGGGCCGTTTTTACGATTCCTGGCGTATCCCGCAATCTCGCCAACGTCGTCAAGTATCTCGACAATTCGATTCAGGAAGCGGAGAAGGCCGCGGCCACTACGTCCGCCGCTGGACCCATTGCCAACAACGCAGCTATCCCTAACCCCGCTGGTCAGTCAGGCGGGATGGGGTCACAACCAGGCGCGTAGTCGCCGAAGGAGTCCTCCCCCATGGCCCTCAAAGACATTCTCTCGAACGCCAAGTATGCCGATGACATGATTCTGAATCTGCCTGACGGCAGCACAGTTCAGGTCGGCGAAATCCGCGCCCTTCCCGTGGCCGAGCGTCAAGCTCTGACCGCGCAGATTGAGCAGCGGCAGAACACCCTCGGCCAGGCCGAATTGGCCTTTGCGTCCAAGTTTCAGCAGGCTGTGCAAGCCGGCTGGCTGGCGCAGGATGGCAAAGTTGTGGCTCCGACCGTGCAGACCCAGCAGACGACTCCAACCACCACTGAACTCCGCGCAGCCGCCCAAGTCGAGTACGGCCTCTCCGACGACGACCCGCTGCTCGGGCCGGTCGTGAAGCAGATGAAGGCCGAACTGGCCAAGCGCGATCAGGAAATGGCGGCTCTTCGCGCCGATATGGCTAAAATTCCTGGTCAGTTTGATGGTCTGAAGTCCACCCTCACTGATGGCCTAAGCAAGGTCACCGGCGTCGTCAACACTTCGGTTGGCCGTTACCTGAATGACCAGTACCAGTCGCAATTCGCCGCGGCCACCAAGGATCTTCCCAAGGGCGTCACGGTGGATTACGAGGCGGCCTACAAGTATGCCTCCGAGCATCAGCTCAAGGACAAGGACGGCTTCCTTCAAGTTGCCGACGCCGTAGATCGGTTGACCTGGGATGCGCGCAAGAAGGTTGAGCGCGATGAGTGGAAGGCGGCGGAAACCATCAAGCTGACCAAGGCAATCGAAGAAAAGGGCAAGTTGGCCTCGCTTACGCCTCCTCAGTCGCGCAATCCTCTGCATACGACTTCGGCCAAAGACGGTGAGTTTGATCCGTTCAACGAGCGCACGGACGCCAAGGGCAACAAGGTCAAGGTTGTCAAGTCGTTTGATGAAGCAATGGCCGCCGCGATGTCGGATGAAGACGTAATCAAGTCGGCCATGGGCACGACGAATTTTGGAATGGTGCAGTAGCGCAAGTTTTTCTGGAAGCGTGGCCAATCCCCGCGCTTCCGCGACCTTAACCTTTAACCCCGTCGGCGACCTCCCCCGTTTGCCCGACCAGGAGAACCTCTCATGGCAAATAGCGTGGTTGGACTGGGACTCGCATCGCCGCCGGTACAGCTCTCGAACACCGTCAATGCAATTTCCCAGAAATTTATCGTCCCTGTCCTCGG